TATCCGGCAATGCAAGGGTATCCGGCAATGCAGAGGTATCCGGCAATGCAAGGGTATCCGGCAATGCAGAGGTATCCGGCAATGCATGGGTATCCGGCAATGCAGAGGTATCCGGCAATGCAAGGGTATCCGGCAATGCATGGGTATCCGGCAATGCATGGGTATCCGGCAATGCAGAGGTATCCGGCAATGCAAGGGTATCCGGCAATGCAGAGGTATCCGGCGATGCAGATTATGCAACAATAAAAGGATTTGGCATACAATGCCGCAACACAACATTTTTCCGATGTAAGGACGGCAAGGTAAGAGTATCCTGCGGATGCTTTTGTGGCACGATAGCAGAATTCCGGGAACAGGTTGAAAAAACAAGAAAAGGCAAGATAGCAAAGGAGTACTTGCTGATTGCAGATTTGATGGAATATCACTTTGCTAAGGAAGGGGAAACAGAATGAACAAAGTAATTTTAATAGGCCGCCTCACGCGTGATCCGGAAGTGCGATACACCACCCAAGGAGAGCCGATGGCGATTGCAAGATTCACACTTGCAGTTGACCGTAGAGCAGCAAGACGCGATGGCAACGAGCAGACAGCCGATTTTATTGGTTGTGTAGCGTTTGGCAGACAGGGCGAATTTGCTGAGAGATATCTTCATCAGGGAACTAAGGTAGTATTGGAAGGTAGAATTCAGACTGGCAGTTACACAAACAAGGACGGTCAGAGAATCTACACAACAGATATCGTTGCTGAGAATATTGAGTTTGCAGAAAGCAAGGCAAATGCCGGCAAAGGTAGCAGCCGAGATGACGGTTATCTAGATGTACCGGACATTGACGATGAGGAGATGCCGTTTAATTAGGAGGTTCAATATGGATACACCGAAGGAGACAAAAGATGAGCGATTAGGGCTCTACATTATTCGTTATGAGAGCGGACACTTCCGAAGCAAATACGGAACGTACGAAGATGCAATCGCGGTAGCAGAAGAACAAAAACGTGGTAACGAGAGTTACGTGATCATTTAAATAATTTAGTTAAAGATGAAAGAAAGGAGTCGGAACTCTGGCCAGAGAAAAGATGCATCGGTTACTTTCGAGATATGGATTATTTAGAATTTTTAAAATCAAAAATTGAGATTGCCGCGGATGTGAATTAAATCCGGATTATTTCCGGGATGGTGTAGGATATCTGAAAGAAGCAGAAGCAGAACAAGCGTTAAAGAAAGCGAGGGAAAGTAATGATTGATAAAAAGAAACTAGTTGAATCAAGACCCGAATATAGGAATCCAACCTGTATAGGGCAAGAGGGTTACAACAAAGGTTGGAATGATTGTAATACGTATTGGCACAATACGATTGAAGCACAACCAATAGTTTATAGCGTGGAAAAAGTTGTGGAGCAGTTGGAAGCGCACTGCTTTAGTCCTATAGATTATGGCGGGTATGCAGTAGATATTGAAAAAGCAATAGAAATAGTAAGGGAAGGTGGAATGAATGGCTAGAATTTACATAAGTGGCCCTATTACAGGAAACGAGGACTACCAAACACGATTTGCCCAAGTAGAAGCAAAGCTTAAAGTGGAAGGACATGAGGTTATTAACCCAGCGGCGCTAGATACGTGCCTGCCATTCTTGGGATACGAAGAATTTATGAGGCTTGATTTTTGCCTCCTTGATATGTGCAACGTAATTTATATGCTAAAAGGCTGGAAGAAATCGCCAGGAGCAAACCGAGAATACGGGTACGCTCTGGGAAAGGGCTATATCATATGGGAGGAAGAATTGGATGAATAATATATCATATGGAATTATGATAGCAAAGAAGAAATTCAGGAGAAAATAACTATGAAAGAAGTAACAAGCATTGCAACAGTAGAAATCACAACAATTAAAAGGATGCACGATGAGGACACAACAGAAGTACCAAGCAAAGCAGAAGAGGCCGCCAGATTAAAACGCATCATTAAGGCAGCGTTAAATGCCGATGATGTAAACGTAGTGAGTATTCAGGACTTTGAGCTGGATGTAAAGGAGGAAGACAATGATACACCAATTGAAGTGTAAAGCAGAATATTTCGAGCAGATAGCAGACGGGAGAAAGACGTTTGAAGTACGTAAGAACGATAGAAACTTCCATGTTGGCGACTATCTTGCGCTAAATGAGTTGAAGCCACACAATAAGAATGCCGAGCGCTTAGAGACAGGGCGAAGTGTGTTGGTACGAGTGCACATGATGATAGACAACCCGGAATATGTCAAAGAAGGATACGTGATACTTGGCATCGAGGGCTGTGTAGTTGACGTACTGGGCGTAGGCTGTATGCCGATGGTTCTGACAGAGGAACGCAAAAGATGATTGATGAAAATTTTGACTGGAGCCAAGAATCGAAAGAAAAATACTGGCAAGAGGCAGAGCGAAGAATCGCAGAGCAAGGATACTCAGATTTATTAAAAGTCCGGCGAGATGCATTTGGCATCGTTGGTAGCAGGGGAGGTGTAAAGGTGGACAAGAAGACGTTAGAGAGCTATCAGAAAATAAAGTTGGAAAAAGAAGAATTGAAGCAGAAGTTAATAAACATGCGCGGGGAGCGGCATCACGCATCAGTACGCGGTTCAAATCCGGAATTTCCATACCAACCTATGTCATTCCACATGGAGGGGTACTATGCCGGGGAAGATGAGAAATTGCGCCGGCGCAAAGAAGCAACAAAAAAGCGTATCCATGCAAAGGTAATAATGCTCCAGCAGTTGGAAGATGAAATCGAGGCATTTATTGACAGCATCCCGGATGTTACGCTGCGACTGATATTTCGTTATCGCTACCTCGACGGACTAACACAGGAAGAGATTGGTAAGCGATTACATATTGACCGTAGCAGAATTAGTCGTAAAATCGACGGCTATTTAAAAAACGCACACAAAACGCAAAATTAATGTGCTATATTAGTAGCGTGAAGGTGTTCACGAAACAATCTCAACATTATTATCCTCAGAAAAGACGACCGCTTGCGAATATGCCAGCGGTCGTCTTGTTGCAAAATCCGGACCTTTAGCTCAAGCGGCTAGAGCTTGGGTTTGAATCTGATAAAGTCCATTAAAAAGTAACATATTTACAACAGAATGGAAGGTGGTGAAATGTCAGGTTATGAAAACATAAAAAAACACGGATTTGACAAACGAACCGCGGACGAACGGCGGGAACTAGCAATAAAAGCTGGAAAAGCGTCGGGAGAAGCGCGGCGCCGAAAAGCAGATTTTCGAAAGACTTTAAACCAACTATTAACAACACCTATTGACAATCCAGAATGGACCCCATTTCTGAATGCATTAGGGCTTGATAGTACGCTGGAAACAGCTCTCAATATGGCAATGATAAAAGAAGGACTTAAAGGGAATGTAAAAGCGTATGAAGCGGTTGCGAGATATTCCGGGCAGAGTGACCAGACAGAAGCTACTCAGGAAGAGCAGCGCATACGCACAGACCGTGCGAAACGCGCCCGGGATATGGAAGTGGGCGACGCCGACTCCATGGAGGAAAACATCGACAATTTCTTAAGGGCCATGAAGCCGACACAGGAAGATATCGATTCATTATTTGCGGATGACCAAGAAGCGGAGGATGAAGAGGATGCCAAAGAAGCAGAAGAAACCAGCGCGGTTTAAATTTAAGCCATTTTCTCCGAAACAGCAGAAACTGATTCACTGGTGGCGACCAATGGTTAAAGCATCGGAGAATAATTACGTGGTAGCAGACGGTGCAATCCGTTCCGGTAAGACGATTGCTATGCTTGTAGGCTTTTTAACATGGTCGCAGGAAATGCACTCTGGCGAATCTTTTATTTTAGCCGGCAAGACAATGGGTGCGCTGAAAAAAAACGTAGTTCGTCCAATGCTGCAGATATTGGAAGCATGGGGATGGCCTTATACTTATGTACGGTCGGGCACCGATGCAAGAATAGAGATTGGAACAAACGCCTATTATCTTTACGGTGCCAACACAGAAGCTGCGCAGGATGCCCTGCAGGGGTTAACAGCAGCTGGCGCGTATGCAGATGAGGCGGCCCTCTTCCCAAAATCATTCATTAACCAGATGATTGCCAGATGCTCAGTGGATGGTTGGAAGGTATGGATGAACTGCAATCCGGCAGGCCCACACCATTTTATTTGTGAAGAGTATTTGAATCCGGAGCAGATGAAGCGAAAAAAGGTATATCATCTACACTTCACGATGGATGATAATTATTCCATTTCAACTAAGCGTAAAGAAGAATATAAGAATGCGTGGCCACATGCCAGCGTGTTCTATAAGCGTTTTATTTTGGGCTTGTGGGTAGCAGCTGACGGCCTTATTTACCAACAGTTTGCGGATAATGTGAACAATTATCTAATTAGCAGTGCATGGCTGATGGAAAAGAACGAACACGGTAATTTGAAAAATGAGATAATGTATGCAGTAATTGGCGTCGATTTCGGTGGTACAAAGTCGGCGCATTCATTTACCCTTACCGGATTTACAAAAGGGTATAAGCAGGTAGTAGTATTAGATGAATATTATTGCAAGAAGCGATTAAATCCAAAACAGCTGCAGGATGATTTTATCGATTTTGTAAAGCGCGCCAAAAGCAAATATAA